TAAAAATGATGGTTGAGCCAAGCACTGGCGAGAAGTTCGAGGCTACGGCAAATATCCAAGTGTCTGAAAACGTCCTAACGCTTGAGTTTCCGCCTGAATTTTCAAAAGACGCGAAATGGCGACGTGCGAAGTACGATATTCTGAACGTATCGACACGGCACACGCTGATTCGTGGCGAAATTTGCTTACTGGAGGTGGTAACGCTATGACGGAATATGTATTTACCCTATCCGATAAAACGCCGTCTGTCGAGATTGACGTTAAGGAAACCGCCATTGCTCAAGGTGCAGGGCAAGACCTGTACGACCGAGCTAAAAGGGAGCTTGGCTATACTGGCACTTTTTCGGAATTTCTCTCTAAATTCAAGGGCGAGCGAGGAGAGAAAGGCGAAGATGGTGCGGCTGGTGCAAAAGGCGACACTGGCGAGCGAGGGATTCAGGGCGAACGAGGCGCAGACGGTGCAAAGGGCGACAAAGGCGACACTGGCGAGCGTGGACCGATAGGACCACAAGGCCCGCAAGGTTTGCCCGGACCACAAGGACAACGTGGGGAAACTGGTCAACAAGGTTTGCAAGGTTTACAAGGGCCTGTTGGCCTTACTGGACCTAAAGGCGACACTGGACCTAAAGGAGCGGACGGACTACAAGGACCTATTGGACCTCAAGGGCCTATTGGGTTAACTGGTCCAAAAGGTGCTGACGGCGTGGGTATCGCGCAAAAACTGACCTTATCCGGAAACACGCTCACTCTGTCAGACGGCGGGGGAAGTGTAACTCTGCCAAGTCAGCCAGCCGCAAACGCGCCCGATGGGCAAGCCAATGAGTATGAAATTCACGGCACTGGTATGCCTAATGGAAAGGTTACTGCACCAGTCGGTACAACCTATGTGGACACAGCAGCCACAAACGGCGCGTTGAAATGGATAAAACGAACCGGAGCGGATAACCAAGGCTGGGAAGTCTTGACTGGGGATACTGGCTGGCGAACGCTTACTATTGCTTCAAAATTGGGCGCGTCATATCTAAAAGTACGCAGAAAAAACGATACTGTTATGTATCAATTCGGCGGTTTAAGCTGGGGTTGGTTCGGTATCGTGCGACGTGGTGGGCCAGGGTATTCTATTCAGCCGTCTGACAGAGAGCGGAACGTTTTTATTTTAGGTTTACACCAAGTTCCGCAAGGGTTTAGGTCGGAATTTAGCCTAATTGGCGGTATCCACAACGACAAGGGCACGCCGTACGGAACATGGTATTTAGGTGGGCCAGGCGATGGCAATATGCTACGTTTCCAGTTTACTGACCCTGTTCCTACTGACCGAGATATCGGGGATATTCGGGTAAGTTCTATTATGTATCTGACTAACGACCCATGGCCTACTACCTTGCCATAATATTTGATGGCTTTTCTTAACTGGACTTTTTGATAATTTTGTCAAAAAGTCCTTTTTATTTGGAGATTGGAAAATGAGTAACTCATTGAAATGGGTTAAATATGTGTTGGAATGGCGTTTTCTGCCTGTACGTTTTCAAAAGTGGCTTTTCGGTACGGGAACGCGCGTTGTCGAGTTTGCCAGTGGCTTCTCGATGATTGGTTATGCCGCTGTGTTTGCGTTTTCGCCTGTCGATATCTACGACTGGCCGATTTACTACAAATTTAAAACGATACCCGAATCTATCCTGATTCCAGTTTTCGGCGGTATCGGTTTGTTGCAGTTATTGGCGATGTACTGGCAGACGTATCGCGGAAACGTCTTTTCAGGTTATTTGTTGCTGGTGTCGGCGTTCATTTGGTATCTGACGGCTCAGGCATTTTGGGGAGCGTTTCCGCCTGCTCATACAGGCATGGTCATTCCGCCGATTTTGGCCTTCCTCTGCCTTTTGGCTGGCAATAACTCACTTAAATTCTTGTTTTCGGGCGAAAAATTGAAAGACAGCCTAAAGGGGGAATGATGGATTTTTTTCAAATTGGATACCTGTTTGCCATAGGGGGCGGCATTGTCGGTAGTGCGTGGTCGAGTATCAAAGACCACGACAAGATTGTCTCAAGCGTATTTGAGGCGGTTGTATCGGCAGTGGCGGCTGCGGCGGTAGTGGAACGGTTTTTGATGGTTAACCAAGTATGGACTTGTGCCATTGCCGGCGCGTTTGTTGGCATTTTAACAGGTCATGCGATGGATACCGTCAAAACCCTTGCCCCGGGAATGATGAAGAAGTGGGCGAAGAAAACGGCTGACAAATTTATCGATAGTAAAGAGTAACGACAGGTCGTCTGAAATCAGACGGCCTTTTTTAATGGAGAAAGAAAATGCAAGATTTAGAATGGATTAAAGAGGCCAAGAAACATCTTGGCTTGAAAGAGATTGTCGGCACAAAAGCACATAACCCGACAATCGTGCAGTGGTTGAAAGATATGGGAACGTTTCCCGGCGCGGCGAAATCTTGGTACTTTGAAGATGAAACGCCATGGTGCGGCCTTTTTGTCGGTCATTGCTTAGGCAAGAGTGGCCGCGCGGTCATCAAGGATTGGTACCGCGCTAAAGCATGGGCAAGTGCTGGGCTGACGAAGCTGTCAAAACCTGCCTATGGTTGTATTGCCGTGAAATCCCGACAAGGTGGCGGCCATGTATTCTTTGTGGTCGGCAAAAATGCCAAAGGTCAGATTCTTGGCTTAGGTGGCAATCAAGGCAATACCGTGTCTATCGTGCCGTTCAACCCTGCCGATATTGACGGCTACTTCTGGCCGTCTAAACTGGTGGATGGCAAGGCGGTGCAGTCTAGCCCCGCGCCTGAGCGTTACGTTTTGTCATCTGTTACAGCAACCGCCGCGCATGGTGCAAGCGAGGCGTAAGGCCGTCTGAACGGGTGATGTGGGCAAATCCCACATCACTTTTTGAGCGGTTGAAAAAGCGAAAACCCCCGAATCGGGGGCTGGCGGTTAGGAGCGGTTGATAAGGTTCAGCGCGGCTTTTGCCAAGAATCCGCTGCGTGTCTCGTGATGAACGGCGGTATATTCATCTACGCGGTCAAGCAGATATTGCGGCCAACTGACGTTAAAACGGGTTTGCTGCTGGCTGATTTTGGCGGGGTCAATTTCAAGCAGCAGCCAAACAGCGTCTTTAAAGTCTTCTTGGCCTTGCAAATCTTGGATATTGCTGGCTTTCAAATCGTCGAACATTCCGTCTTCAATCATGCCGTCGATGTGGAAGTAGGCGGCTTCCTTGGCGTTGGCAACGGCTTCTTCTACGGTCTCGCCGTAAGAAAAGCAGCCGGGAAGATCGGGGACGGTTACGCCGTAGCCGGTATGTTCGTCTTTGTGTAAGGCGATCGGGATTAACATATTCAGGCTTTCTTCATTTTTATAAAACGGGCGGGCGCGTGAGATTACCCTGATTGCAAAAAGGGCGGTGGGTCTCCCCACCGCTTACGCTACTTCAAGCCTGCCTGTTTGTAAATCTGTCTCAACGTACCTATCGGCAAGTCTTTTTTCGGATGCGGTACAGTAACACGGCCTTTTTTCTCGGGGTGTTTGTACTGCCGATGACTGCCTCGGGTTGAAACTAGAAACCAACCGTCAGACTCTAGAAGCGCAATGACTTGTGCACTAGTCATATAACTTCCTTTATTACAACTATGGCAGATTTGCCATGTGTGTATTATTACACAATATCAGTTATTATGCAAGTATTTTGTGTGTATTTTTAGTGAAAGAAAACGAAATGAACAACCAACTGAAATTTATAGAACGGCAAATCGCCGAATGGGAAGCCAAAAGTAAAGAGGCCAGCGAAAACGCAGACTTTAAAGCTTTTGAGTTTGCCGAGAGTGAAATTAAAAACTACAAAGCGATGTTGAAAACCTATGAACAGCCTGCTTAAAAACTGGAAACTTATTCTGATCGCGGTTTGTTTTGTGCTGATCGTGGGCGCGTGGCAATACGACCATGCCGCCCAATACCGGCGTGGACGTGAATCAATGGCGGCGGAAATTTCAGGCCGTCTGAAAGATTCCGCGATTGAAAAGGCGAAACAAGACCGCGAAACGTCCGCCGCGTATCAGTCGGGCAAAGCGGTGCGAGAAGAAAAGGAAAGGGTGCGTTATGTGCAAGTGCAGAAGATTGTTGAAAAGCCTGTGTTTCGGAATACCTGTCTTGATTCTGATGGGCTGTCAGTCATCAACGCCGCCATTGCCGACGGCAACTAAACCGCCTGCCGACCTTGTGCAACCCTGTCCGAAACTTCCTAAACTTGAGGGAGGAACAGGCGCGGACGTGTTGCCGTGGTCGTTGCAAGTCATCGGCTTATACAATGACTGCAAGGCAAGGCACAAGGCGTTATCTGATACGCTTAAATAAAGCAGAAGCCGTCTGAAGCCTTGTTCAGACGGCATTTTCTGTTTACCTTACCGTAGCCTTGATGTCGATGCCTTTAAGACATAAGGCTATGCGGTCGGAGGCGTCTTTGTCCGCATATCCCTGCAACACTTCGAGGGCTGCGACGGCTCTTTTCAGGCGTGAACGGGTTTCGTGCCAAACCGTATACATCGTAACCGCCTGTATGTTGCCAAGCTGTTTGAGCGGCGCGGAGATGTCTTTGCCCAATTCAATCATCCATGCGCCGTAATAAACCATAGCGGCAATGTCGGCTAAAGAGTTGCCGTCGATAGGCAGTTTCGGCTTGGCTTTGGGCGGTGCGTCCAACACTTCGCCCGTCAAGCCTGTGTGCAGGGTTAGCGCGTGGGTATAGGCGACGGCTTCGGGCAGCTTCTCGGCGGGGAGGTCTTCAATCGCGCCGACGTTAAAGCGTTGGTGTATCATGCCGTAGGCGGTGCTGTAGTCTATGCCTTTACGTCCGACAAGTGCGGCAACGGCTTGGCGCAATCCGGTACGGTCGTCGGCGGTGGTTTTGGCGGCGGGGCCGTCTGAAACTTTGCCGTTAAGTAAAGCTTCAATTTGTTCATCACACCAAACCGCAAATTTCGGATTAAGCCAACGAGCGAAGTGAATAGCGAGTTTGGGATGCAGCCATGTGCCTTGCGTGAAGTTTTTTGAATTACCCTTTTTGACGATAACTATTTGATTTTTATCTGTTAGGATTTTTGTCCTTTCACTCAAACTTTCTGCTAAAGCAGAGATATATTGTTGAGTTTGTTCGGTTTTTAAATAATCTTTGGGAAGTTTGCCAAAATGGGCGGCAATTTGAGTGGCATTGAGATAACCATCTTCACGGAAAGAAACGGCGATATTGCCGAAATTGAAAGATTGAACTGAATTGTTCATGATAGTTTCCTGTAGGTTTTTTTCGAAGTTGCCCGAAACGGGCGGCCGCGAGGTTCGAAAACTCCCTACAAGAGCCGTGCTTATTCCCTGCCGAAGCAGGTATTGTATTCACAGCCCTCGCGGCCATAGGAAACCTTTATCGAAGCAAAACACCAAGGAAACTATGGACGTAAAAAATTCACGCTGACGGGGTGAATGCCGTGTAGGAAGAGGTTTTCGACGCCTCGTGATTGGGAATATAAAACAAAACCCCTGCAAATGCAAGGGGTTCGGTTGCTCAATAATCCCATCCTTTGATAAGTGGTTTCACCAATACAAATCTAGTGCAATTATTGCAGTTATAGCAGGTAATCAGCGGAAATATTGGGGCACTTCCCAGTTTCACGACCTTGCCGTCATATTTTTTGCGGTATTGTTGTGCTGTTTCACAATATTCCATATCCGGTGTGAAGGTAATAGAGACATGTGTAATCCCTGCCTTTTTGCTTTTCTCCCGACTTACCATTTCCCCGGCACGAAAATTGGCAATCCTCATTTCTACCTGAATCGATTTAACATTAAAATCGCTAGGAATGGTTTCATCGGTTGCCAACGCCTGCTGAATATCGGCAGAAATCAGGTTGTACCGTTCAGCAGGCGGGTGTTTCCGCAAGTATTTAGCCAATCTCCCAATTTGCTTATTGGTCAGTTTCTTGGAAAGTTTTAACACTTTCTCTAACTCGTCAATTTCCAACAGCACTTTTTCTTTTGTATTCTTGGCTTTAACCGTAAAGAATGAGAACATAATATAGCGTTATTTCATGTAGTTATGATGAATTTACACTATATCCAATCCAACAATCTCCTGCAAGTCATTTCAAAACCGCCAGTATCTCAGGTGGCCGCCAATACGCCGCCATCAGCAGCACGGCCTCTTCTCATTTATTCTTCAAATATTCCAAAAGCTTAAGCCATTTAGTGTGAGGCATATTCGCAAAACTGCTCATACTTGGGCTTGTTTCCCATTTTTGGGCTGTTTTCAACGTTGATTCCGTGATGTCGGCAACATTCTGCTGGGTCAGCCCATATCTTCGGCGCAATGCCTTCAGGTTTGCAGGCGTGTAGCCTAATTCCATCTGCTCAATCATACAAATCCCCGTTAATTAAATTTTGACATATCCGCCAAATACTTTTTTGCCCCATTTTAAATCATCAAATTTATCCCAAAATTCCGGCACATCAAGAGAGTAGAATAAATGTTGCTGGCCATCTTTATAAGTCATCAGTTCGGCAGTTTTAACATCTTCGTTTCCGATTTTGATTGATTTAGCCAAAACTTCGCAAACTTTAAACTCTTCGCCATCTACAATTAATAGATTCTGTTCAGGTTTAAATTCTACTTCTTTTGTTTCGCCAGTGTTGATTCGGTTGAATCGGGTAACAGTTTCATATTGGCGTTTTACTTCAACTTTTTCGGTTTTGATGACGTTTATTGAGAATTTCATTTTTTGCTCCTATAGCCCCTATCAGCCCGGGGCGCGGCGTGGTTGGTTTATTTCCAAGATTTGAGGGTATCGACAACGTGCTGCATACGTTCTTCTTTTGTTTCCAGACCTTTTAAAGAGATGTCTTGTACAAAGTAGCCATCTTCGTTGCGGATGCCGGCATATCCTTTGTGCCACTCGATGCTATATTTGCGCTCAACCTGTTGTTCGGTAGTTTGTACACCATCAAAGATTTTGGCGGTTGTGGTAAATTTTACGGTAGTCATGATATTTTTCCTTTTGCCCCTGTTAATCGGTTTTGGCAGTTTGTGTTGTCTGCCGATGTGTGCATATTACCTCTTTTGGTGCGGTAATGCAAGAGGTTTTTTAAATATTTTTATAAAAAATCTCAAGCATATGGTTTAAAAGAGAAAATAGTTATAGACTATCTATAAAATCAGCCCAATCTTGCAACATTTGGCGACGTTGCGTGATGTATTTTGCGTGAAAATAGGCCGCATCTGTCTGATTGTCTTTGGCGTGGGCAAGTTGCGCCTTGATATGTTCATGGTCATAGCCCATCTCTGACAGATTGGTTGCGAGTGTTGCGCGAAAATCATGCCCTGATATTGTCAAGCCCATATATTCCAAGGCGCGATTGATGGTTGTCGCTGAAATCATATCATCTGGCCGTCTGCTGTTTGGAAAGAGTAGGCGGCCTGATCCGGTAAAGGCTTGCAACTCTTTCAGAATATCAATAACCTGATTCGATAACGGCACAATGTGCAATCGTGCTTTCTTCATCTTGTTGGCAGGGATACGCCAAATTCCTGATTGTAGGTCAATATCAGCCCATTCCGCGCGCCTTGCCTCAATCGTTCGGACTGCTGTGTATAAAAGCAACTGCACGGCCTTTTTTACGACAAATGAGCCGTTATAGTTTTCTAGGCTTTTTTTGAACGCCTTGATTTGCTCAACAGTCATGGCTTTCGCGTGGGTTATTTCGGGTCGTTTGAGATAACCGGCAAAGGCAAGAGTAGGGTCAACTTCAGCCCTCATTGTGCGGATGGCGTATAGGAATACCGCGCTCATGTGTTGGCGCGTGTATATGCCGGAAACGACAACACCCTTGTCTTTGCAAATGTCGAGACATTCCATGATTTGCCGTGGCGTAACTTTGGTTATCGGCGTGTCGCCTATAATCGGATAGGCGTATCTCTCAAGCATACTTTGCGCGGCCTTAATACTTCCTTTACTGATTGTCTTGGTCGTAAAGTATTCTTCGGCAATCGCCTGAAACGTGTTTTTGTTTTGGCGCGTGTTTTGGCGTTTCCGGTCAGCCCTGTCTTTTGCCGGGTTAATACCCTGCTGAACAAGTAATCGCGCTTCCTTGCGCTTCTCACGCGCTTCTGCAAGCGAGATTTCAGGATATGATCCGATTGAAAACACGGATTCCTTGCCGTCAATCTTGAATCGATAACGCCACAGTTTTGAGCCATTCGGATTTATTACGATATACAGGCCGTTGGAATCAGTTAATTTATAAGGCTTTTCGGCTGGTTTCGCCTTTCGTATTTGGGTATCGTTAAGCATAAAAAAGCGGGTATGTGTGAGGGGATACCCACAATCATACCCACTTTTTTCAAGGATTACCACGTACCAGCGCGAACGATAACGGACAAAAAGAAGCGTTAAATTCAGATTTTTCAAAACGATAAGATTCAATACGGACTACCGCGAACGAGAATAACAGTTTTCAATGAATAAAAGCATTTGCAAACCTTTAATGACATTTTGGCAGTCAGGGTAAGGCCT